CCACTTATTGTCTGCGCACCAGATAAATATTGCCCTGCTACTATTGTTTGGTCTGCTGTGTTAGGTGTAATCGTCGCCGCTGCCTTACTGCTTATGTTACCGGTAATTTTCGATCCATTCACATATGCTGTATATCCGCTTAAAATTTGTGCTGCTGCAGCCGTTGCATCTGCTGTAAAAGTACCGGCGATACCGCCTACCGTAGTACCAGCTTTAATTACAGCCGCAGCAATATTTGTAATCACAGCTTTTACTTTACCAAGTCCATTATGATATCCAGCAGGTATTGTATACTCAGCACCTTCTGTTGTAAGATTCTGAGTTCCTATACTACCATTATTTATCATCGTTCCTGTAATATCACCTGCGTCTGTACTTGCTGTTTTGCCAGAGAGAAGGTCAGACGCTAAGGCATTTCCAGAACCACCTTCACCCTGTAATATAAAATTTGTGCCGTCATACCTCAGCGTATATACTCCATTCAGCCTGAGTTTTCCTGATGTCATTGCATTACCTTTACTGTCAAGGATGTTCTTAGTGCCCAGGGCATTGATGTTAAGAGTTGATGCTCCTGTATTGGCGGCGTGGATTTGCACAGCAAAGCACTGCCCTGCTGCATAGGCACTAATGGCAGGAGATGGCGTAAGTGTGTATGCATTGGCACTGCCGCCTGTCGTGCCATATCCGGGCTGTCTCACATAGTCTGCAATGCCGTTATACAAGGTATCAAAGTAAGTTTTCAGCGATGATTTTATATTCGACCAGAGAGTCCTCTTTGTCCCGTTGCTGGCTGCACTATCAGTAATAATTATAGCATCAGCATCAATCGGGGCTGTTTTTGTCGAGGCCCCACTTAGCAGTACTTCCTTTGCATTGAGCGCTGTCTGCTGTGCTGTAGATACCGGCTTATTCGCATCTGATGTATTATCTACATTACCCAGACCTACATCGGCTTTAACAAGTGTAACGGCTCCTGTTTTCCCAGCGACTGATTGTACCACATCGGTTGGAGTCAAGAGTTCCTGCCAGTTCGCCAATGTACTGGCAGGTTCGGTTTTAAGGATAAAACTTTTATTCAGGTCTGTTCTGACTGCTATATCTCCAATCTGTGCAGTGACAGCGAGCATGTCAGTTTGATTTGCTACCACAAAAGTATCCGATATGGCAAGAGCCGGCATAATGGATGTATCAAGCTTGCCATTCGCCCCTATCACAGGTACATTACCCACAGCGTTCCCGGTAGTTTTACTGGCTGCAGTTCCGGCATCACTAATCTTCGAGAGGGTTAATGCCGGAATATCTGCCGCTGTTAAAGTGGTTGCCGACGTTACCCGACCCTTCGTATCAATAGTTAGCTTTGTGTATGTTCCTTCTGTTGCTCCGCTATTTGACAAAACCACCGCGATGGAAGCATTTGCGCTTCCATCGAAACTGGCGGAACCTGAAGCGTCACCAGTAAGGGCAATGTTCCGGGCGGTTGACAGCTTGGTCGCGGAAAGTACAACTTTTACAGAATCCACAGTATTATCCACATTACCCAGACCTACATCAGCTTTAACAAGTGTAACAGCTCCGGTCTTACCCGCCACGCTCGTTATGGTGTTGACCTGAGCTCCTGTCTCTATGCCGTTTAGCTTTGTTTTGTCGGTCGATGACATGAAGCCGTTAGCAGATGTGGTGGCTGCGCTGTGCCCATGATTACCCGCAGCGACATCATTTGCTCCGGTACCAACCGACTTAAAGGCTGCTTCACCCAAGTCTGTGAACCACTTCATTATTTTACCGAACAGGACTGACAATTTCTCGCCAGTGGCAATGCTCGTCCTCGTCTCGGCTTGAGTAAAGACAGCGGTCAAATCAGAACCACTACCATTGACATCCAGTTTAGTGGACAGCGCAGTATTCATCATACCGACACTCACCAATGCCGACGTGTCAACCGACAGGGTAAATTCGCTTTCGTTTGAAAAGTCTATAACCACATAGAAGTTCAGCGAGAAATCAGGTATGTCCGTCTCAGATGGAATTATTATACCAGGTTCATCCTGAATGATAGCAAAAAGAGCAGAAGGGTTACTGCCAACATGTGCCCATATTCCGACCTGATTCATTGTATAACCTGTGGCCAATCCATCGCTTACAATGAGAATGTTAACCTTTTTGCCGTTCGTTTCGTTGGTTACGCCAACGATATCAAAGGTTTGCTTTTGAGTTTTCAAAGCAGTTTGCGCCATGAGCGATGCTGCTGAGACAGTGCCTGTGCCACCGACTGCGCCGTCAAGGGTGAGCGTTGCACCGCCAAGCACCTGTTGAAGCATAGCAATTCCTGTATTTGTTACTACTGCATTATTCCACGCCATATACAGCCACCTCCACTGTGATTTCTAACCTCATGCCCGCAACAGCGACGGCACCGTAGCTTCTGCAATATCCGGCTGGGACAGCCGTGTATTCTATGCCGTCAAGGTGCGAACGGAGGTTTTTATAATATTCGACCCTGTCAAGCACTCTCTGGTGTTTGGCAGGGTCAATGTTCTCGTAGGTCGCGTCAATCAACAACTTAAAGTGATATGGGTCACCTCCATAATTAAACCACTCATCGACCTTCGTATCCGGGTATATCGCCGAAATTGCCTTCTCCACAGCTCTCTTTGTACCGAGCGTACTATGGACATTCCAGCTATCCTTCAAGGTCTTGCGCTTCTCGGCCAGACTATAATTGTAATCCCACCAGTCGACCTTGAAATCATATGCCAAAATATCCAGCATATCCTCTGGAAGCTCATTGATCCGAGAGTAAATCAACAGACTTGCTATTTCGGATGGACGCAACGCCAACTCGTCCGCGATAGCGGATGCGAGGGCAAGCATGTTTTCATCTTTTGCTAAAGCTTCTGGAAGAGTAAGGAGAAGATTTTCTGCTGTGATTCCATAGTTACTCATTCTCATATCCTCCGTTCGTGATTGTTGTTGTACCGACAGTAGCAATCTGTGGCACCGTGTTGTCGCTGCCGTCACTCAGGACAGTGAATGCGGGTTGTGTCAATATGAGCCTCTTTATGCCGGTTTGCATGAGCAACCCTATTAGGTAAGATGGGTTAATATCCCGGCCAAGCTTCGCATACTGCCATTTTACATAATTGTCGACTGCAGCATTTACTGCCGTCTGTACCTCTGCTGCGCTCAGTGATAAGCTATTGGGGATGTAGTAAGTAAACTGTATGTTGTAGCTCGCAGGCTCCGGATCATCTGCAACAACATAATCTGTAAGCGGCCTGACAAAATCATCATTGCAAGCTGCAAGAACAGCGTTCTTTATTTCGGTACTCGCGCCAGCACCGTCGTTCATGAGTATGTATAGGTTCACCTGCCCGGGGGAAGGGGTATTCGCAACAACGTCCACAATCTCCGTAGACACCTTCTTTGCAAAATAGATATATCCGCCTTTTGCCCCTGCGTCGCTGTATGCATCCTGGCTGGCTCTCATAAGTTCATAGTATTCATCGTCCGTGCTGGCATCAGATCCACCGTCGCTCGTTGTAATGTTTTCGCAGTGATCATAATAGGCATAAGGCTCGATTATTACGTTAATCTGCCCGGCTGCATATTCATTCCCAATAATACCGGCAGTCTGGCACTGTACCATAACATCGGCATATGTGTTACCGATTGCGACATAAGCGTCTGCTGTCGTTTCCCATACAAGTTCCTTTCCGGTATCTGTAACCTGTGTTCCTGATGGTATCAGTACAGCTGATACCTGAACTGCTGAGATATGGAACCGCATAGTACATACTGCCGGCTGCGCCGCAGGTCTGTTTTTTATATAAAACAATTCGCCCAGGGAGTCGAGGTTTTCGCCTTCGGCTCTACTGGGTAAATTCTGATTACCTGTATAATTATTCAGTATGCGTTCCTGCACCAGAACATCAGCTATCCAATTAATGAACAGCTTTTCCGGACTGGCAGGCCGGACCACGCTGCCGGTGATCAGCTCATAGGCAGAAATAAGCTTTGCTATCAGGGTGGTTGTGTCCGTGCTTATGAATTGGTATTCCGGATTTCTACTCATCGATTATTTCCACCTCCACAGTCGGTATTAATCTCTCCGGAGCGCTTTCGTCAATTTCAAAGGATACACTTATCAAATTCGCCCGTGGTTCATATTCAGCGATTGCTTCTGTTATTTCCGCAATCATCAAAGTTTTTGCAACGGGTATAGGCTTATCAATGAAATTCATAGGCAAACCAAATCCCCGGTACAGAGGCACGGTTCCCTGCCTGGTCGACAAGATGATTGCTATGTTCTGCATGACCGAGGTCACGGTATCGCTCTCGTTCAACGATATTTTGCTGATATCTCTTGTGCTTACCTTATAACTCATAGCGTTACCTCACGATTTCAGATATTCAAGCAAATTCACGGACACGGTAGCTGACATCAACGCGCCGCCTTTCCCGAAATTCTGCATTTTTATTGAATGCTTTTCTATTACCCATCGCCATTTACCATAGGTTCTCTCGCCAATGACGAGGGTGAGAGCCTTTCCGTTCCGTTCATACTGCCAAATCTTAACGAGCTCCGGGTACGGATCCACGCCGAGGTATGCCGAAAGCAGCATTTCAAAAGATATTTCATCTGGCTCCAAGCCCGTAAATTCAGTGAGCGAGTCTTTCAAATGGCGGTCTTGTTTGGCGTATCTTGCCGCCCCGGACCATGTGACCTTGTCCAACGTCTCGACCGTTTCCGCCGACACCTGAAACACAATATCGCCAAGCGCTCCTATCTGCATTAAATCACCCCCAGTATGAATCCATCCCCGTTGAAAATGGGGATGTAGAGGACAAGAACCGTATCGTTGACCGCAGGCATCCATGGAGCGGCTGCTGCATCATGACCGTGATCGCCATTCTGATCAGTTGAACCTCCACCGGATAGGCTGTGCGTGTGCTCGCCGTTTTCCTCGATATTTACTGCTCCTGGGTGTTGTAACACGAAAAGCCAGCCTGAGGTCATGTCCTTATCCTGAAATATTACCCTGGCTTTCTTGCCTGTATTGTCAATAGTGCTGACGGTTCCTATCCTCACAAGATTTTTCAAAATGTTTTCTTCCATCAGTACCCCTCCAATACTTTCCTCAGTTGGATTTGTGTCGTATAGCCTGAGTCACCGATAGAATGTTTCGACTGACTGACGATGTACTTTCCGCTCCATGCGCCCCAACCTTCAAGCATAACCGTAACCCCGGCCATAATGTCGGGATTCCCAGGAATGGTAAAGGTCGCAGATTTCTCATATTTGTTTTGGAGCCGCAGGCGTTTGTATGCCAAGGTTTTTGCCTCGCCGATACTATTTACCTTTGCCCATATTTCGAGTTGTTGGTTGTCCTCGTCATCAGCTTTATAGTCCTCGGTATAAGCAATGCCCTTAATCGTCTTACCGGTGGATGGGTCAGTATAACGTACCCGGCAGCTCGCATATTGAGTGTCCGCTTTTCCGGTCTGGAGCTTATATTTGCTGTAAGTGCCATCACCGCGTTCGATTGTCAGCACAGGAGCCTTAGCTTCATACGCTGCCTGGTCGAAAAGCACAATGATGTTATTCGTGATCTTCAGCGAAATGCCACCGTCATGGCACAAGATAGATAAAAAGGCAATGTCGCTCATGGTGACCTGCTCCACACGGGTATACTTCGGGTCATAAGCAGATTCATAAAGACATGCCATGCCATTGTTGGCTGCTAACTGCTTCGCTATACCAGACAAAGATATCGATTCCCACGCATGATTCTTTTTTACCTGGCGGATCTGTGCGACATATGGCAGCGACGTACCCTTAATTGTAATGGTGGCAGGAGGTCCGGAGGCATCCACATTGTCTAGTTCAAACTGCCCGCAGTCCAGCACCTTGTCTTTTCCGTCACTGTTCCAATTCTCACGGACAATTACTGACTGGATGCGGAGGCCCTTGACGGTCGTTGCGCTGGTTGCAGCGACGTCCGTCCCGCTTCCCTTGGCGACATACTTCTCACTGATATAGGCGTCCTTGCTGTTGTACTTAATGCGTGCCCATCCGTTTGATACAGATAACACGTTTACCTGAGTGCCATATGCCAGCGAGCCTACCTTGCCATGATTTGTTCCAGGGCCGCTTCGGACGTTCAGACCGCTCTGTGCCGTGACCTTATATGGTGTTCCAGTAACAGATGGGGAGGCAGCCGCCGCTTGAATAGCAACATCCAGCCATTTTTCAAGCCAGATATTTTCTCGGTCCTGTAGAGATATTTGAAGGTCGTCAGCTGCATCCTCCTCATTGTCCGTATAGGATAATGATAAAAGATATGGCTGGATTGAATTTGTTATATCAACGCCTCCAAAGAATACCTCGGCTGACGTTCTCCTTGCCAGATCCTTATCGCTCATCCGCTCACCTGCTTCCAGGGAGGAAGTGTGTTAGTAGGTGCAGACGTGACATCCGGTAGCACAAGCGTAATTCCTGCAGGAAATATGTAATAGTTGATATATTGACGGTTCAGGTTAATAAGCTTGTCAGTGTAAGCCATGTCCCCGAGTTGGGTAAATGCTATGCTATCCCACTTATCTCCCTGAACCGTTGTATAGGTTTTACTCATACATATGCCCTCCTTTTCGCGTCAATCCCCACGCTCTCCAACAAATCCAGGAGTATGTCACGGAGGTTATTGTCGTGAGTGCGCAGTATGGCTTCAATATCGCTTGTGCTGTTACCATCGCCTAAATCATACTGCGGGGAATAGTCAAGCGATATGCTCACGCCACTGCCGCCACCCTCTGCATTTATCGCATTGGCAGTAAATGCATCTGCACCTGTATTTGCAGCACTCCTCATCGCCTCTGCGACATCCGGCTCCATAGCTTCCACACCACCGATAAATCCGCTCATGGAGTATTTACCTTTTTCCCATAACACCTTTGAAGGACTGTGGATCTGGAGTTGGGCGTCAATAGCAGCGATCGCAGCGTCAGCAATCTTCTTGTATGCTGCCTGTACTTCCGGAATCATATTCTCGGCGCCGTCGATGAACCCCTGAATGGTACTCTTTCCGCTCTGAGCCGCTTTATCGTCAAGCCTCATTTTGCCAACGGTGGTTTCGAGTTCTTTCTGCAGAGTGTCCATCGTATCCTTGAAGTCAGTTTCGAGGTTAGCCAGTTTATCTGCAACGGTTTCCTGTTCTGTCCGGAGAGTCTGCCAATTCTTCACCATTTCCTTGAGGTCGGAATCGCTGGCTTTCGCCATGCCGGCGACAGCGTTTACACTTTCCTTGCTGCCGTCTGCAAAACTGGAGAGCATTTCAGAAAGTCCTTCAATATCGGCGCTCCTGTCGGTCAATCCAGCTAAGTTATCGTTGTATTTCTTCCAATAAGATATCTGACTCTCAAGTGCATCGTTCATCGCACCTGCGTTTGTTGCAACAACCTTAGCGGCTTTATCCCATAAAGAATATTGTCCTTCTATACTGTCAAGCGCAGCAGTATACGCCTCATTATATTTAACCGCCAGGTCAGCAACCTTGTCAGTGATGTCTTTTATTACAACACTGATATTCTCTCCGCTGACAGCGGCCTCGTCCTGTGCTGCCTGGAAGTCTTTGAAAGCGCCTTCCAGATCTTCAATATCGGCAGCGTTTTCGTTATAGGCTTTAGAAGTTTCAGCTAGAGCAGTATTGTATTCGTCCATCTGCTTTTTGGCTGCGTCCATGGCTGCGCCTTCTTCTTTCGTGCCGATAATCATTCCCCAGCCACCGTCAAAGCCGCTGCTGTATTTATAGAGGTCAACTTTGTCCTCCCATGCTTTTTTGGCGACGGTATATTCTTCCTGGGCGATTTTTGCATTTGCCTCGGCTGCTTCTTTAGCCTGTTTGAGCGCGTCCTGCTGACCAACACGGTCAATGTATTCGCCCCACTTATCTTCAAGTGCGAGCTGTGCCGCCTGGGCTTTCGCTATATCGTATAGAGAATCAATGAACCCATCGGAAGCATTAGCCACATCATCGAATGATAAAGCGAGTTCCGGCACCGACTTATTCAGGGCGTCAATGATAGCCAGGATAGCCTGCTGGTTTTTGGTAGCTCCGTCCGTCGTGGAAATCAGTTCATCCAGCTTTTGAATCAAAGCCAGAACGCTCTTTTGTTCGGTATCTATCTTTGCCGCCGACTCCTCATGAGATCCTGACATTTCCTGATAGTTTTTCATGAGGTTTTCATGGGCAGTCGTATATTCCTCCAGCGTTTGCTTGCTGCCCTCATATTCTTTTGTCAGGTCATCAATCTGCCATTTAAGCTGCTGCGCTTCATAAGAGGTTTCTCCGTATACTTCTTTGGCGTTTTTGTATTCGTCATTCAGTTCCTGCAGCTCTTTGTACTGATCACGAGACGCCGCGGTCAGTTCCCATGTTTCGTCTAACTGGCCTTTCATAGCTCCCGAAAGTGCAACAATTCCAGCGGTAAGCGCCGCAACACCAGCAACAACAAGAAGTATTGGTCCAAGCAGTGATACTCCGGCAGCGGTTGTAAATGCGGCTGTAAACAAAGTGGCTATTTTTGCGGCTGCCGCATACGCCGCGAGACCAGCAATAGCAATTCCGAGAACACCTACAAATGCCGTAACGGCTTTTACAAGAGTTGGATGCTGCTGCACAAATTCGGTCATACCTCCGAGTACCTGATTGCCTGCTTCGTACAATTCCTTCAGAGTAGGGGTATAATTATCACCTATTGCTATCTTCAGGTTGTTGTATCCATCCTGCATCATCTTGAATTGGCTCTCGGTTGTTGCATACCGTTTTTCAGCCTCTATGGTCAGGGCAGTATTTTCTTTCCATGCCTTATTTGCAACAGCGAGAGAATCATTGAGAATTCCACCAGAAGATGCGAGGGACAGGACGGCATTCGACATCCTTATTTCCGTAACGCCGAGGCCTTCCAATGTTGCGACGGCTGATCCTCCGGTCGCGTCAATGCGCCCGAGTCCATCAATAAACGCTCCGAGAGCTTCAACGGGATTTTTCCCCCATGCAATAGAGAAATCATCCGCGCTCATGCCTGCTACCTTCGCAAATTTTTCAAGCGCCGGTGCTCCGGTCTGGACCATGACCTCAAATTCCTTCATTAATTTGGATATGGCACTGCCGCCTGCCTCGGCTTCAATACCAAGTGACGAGAGGGCAGAAGCCACAGCCATAATATCCGGCTCTGATAATCCGATAAGCGAACCAGCCGAGGCAAGCCTTGTGGCCATTTCCACAATTTCGGATTCCGTGGATGCTCCTTTATTTCCAAGGTCAACAATGACCGAGCCGAGGCGTCCATAATCGTCTGCGGACATCCTTACAACATTAGCGAATTTCGCAAGTGCCGTAGAGGCATCCATTGAGGATAGATTTGTTGCAACACCGAGGTTTGCCATAACCTCGGTGAAGTCAAGCAGACTGTCCTGTTGGATCCCCAGTTGTCCCGCAGCCTCTGCGATTTCATTCAGTTCTGAGGTCGTTACAGGGATATCGGTTGAAAGCTCCTTGATATCCTCACCGAGAGCAGCCAGCTGTCGATCATTCATGTCCGTAGTCTTTTCGACACCGGTTAATCCGGATTCGAATTCGACAGAGGCGTCGGCGCAGGCCATGAATTTGTTATATATTTCTTCAAGTGTCCTGACTATACCGGCTGACACAATCGCCTGTCCGACAGCATCAAAAGCAATGGAAGCGGAGGATCCAAAACTATTTGCCTTTTCCGCTGCTGCCTCCTGTTTCTGTTTCAGCACATCCATCTGACTACCGAGCTTTGATTCCTCAGTTCCGAGTGCTTCAGTATTTATTCCTGCCACATGGAGAGCATTCCCCATACGGTTGAGTTTATCTGTCTGAGCATCAATAGAAATATTAGTCTTGTCAATCTGCTGCTGCTTTTGCAGGAGCTTGTTCTCAAGGTCGGAGGAATATGTACCGGTTTCGGATATTTCTTTTTGAACATTTTCATACTGCTGCCGTAGGACTTCAAGCTTTTTACGGGTAGCCTCTATCGCGCCTTGCTGCTTCTCGTATGCAGTTATATTCGACTGTAGTTTACCGAGTGCGTCAATCTCTTTCTGCATTTGAATGAGAGAATTTTGTGCCGATTTGAAGGTGCTATTATAACTGCCGCCAAGCTGGGCGTTCAAAGCAAATAGCAGTTCATATTCTTTTCTACTTGCCATAATTGTCCTCCTTCAAATCATTTTTTCTTACGGCGTTTCTCCTGCTCGGCTACGATCTGGTTGCTGGTTCCTATCCATTTCGTAAATTCCGAGAGGGGGAGAGATAACCAAAATGGCACAGGCGTATTATTCGTCTGTGCCATTATAAGGCTTTGTTTCCGGAGCCATTTGCCTCTATCACCGATTACGACTCCGATTTCAGCAAAAAAGAGCGTGCCGCGCTCCTTATACGGTTATAGTCAGCGATTGGCATTTTGCCGAAAAAGTCAGCTCCAATACCCTCAGTGCAAGCTCTGGCACACATACGTACTAGGTACTCACCTGAGAAAGCGGGAACGATGATCGCCTTACCGAGCTGCTGTAATTCGTTTTCGATTGCAAGGGCATCGTTACCTGTGAGCCTATCCCAGTTGAAAGTTACTTCGTTAAAGTTTTTGCCGTCATATTCATACGTCTTGCGGAATTTATAGGTGAATGAATCCCCACTATTAGCAGCCTCTTTGTTTGCTACAGATAATTCCTCGGGGTCGATGGCAATATTGCTTTTTGTAGCATCGCTCATGAAATAATCTCCTTTTATTTTATACACAGATTCGCCCAGGATGGATTTCTCCGTCCTGGGCACATTTGTTATTTACCGAGTACACGCCTCACGTCTGCAAGGTAGTCTACTCCGTTGATATAGCATATGAAATTGAGCTGGTCTATCTCCCTGACCTTCACGCCGTCAATGTAGGTCGCCCAGTAGCGAACTGCATACTGGCCGGAGCCATTTGATGGAGAGGCAGGAGCGACGGATCCACCGGCGTCTACCTTCGGCACAACCACAAAGATGTGCTTTACCCCCTGCATGTTGACAGCGCCTGCAACGGTGTCCTCATTCTGCTGAGCGATACGCAGGTCAATGGTATGTCTGCGAGGTTCGGAAAGCCTTATTGTGTGTGTCGTGAGCGTCCGGAAGTTGAGCGTCAATGTCATGGCTTCATAGTGTCCGGGAAGGACAGCCTCCACATTACCGGCTATGCCGGCACCTGAGATTGACTGCACGAGCGAGGTCAAATCAGGAAGTGTTGCCGTTGCGATACCAGCATACTCTGAACCATTTTCATATACCGCGAAATTTATTACACTTTCGTCAAAGGTTGGCATTTGTTATTCCTCCTTCCTTAACCCTGCAGCGCAGTGGTTACATAGCTTGCATCGTACTCAAGTACGAAGTCAATTTCCTGTGCCGGGCTGGGCGGGGTTATGTAAATGTGAATTTTGATTTGACCGGCCATAAGGTTGGTGAGAGAATTTTCGTCCTCCCTGAACTCAGCGCGAGCACCAAGCAGATACTCGCCGCCAACCAAGCCATTGAGCCAAATGTTTGCAGTGTCCATGATGGAATCAATGAGCCTGCGGTTCATCGGCAAATCAAGTTTACTCCAAAATGTGATTATCAGGGTGTTGCCTACCCAGTCAAACATTCTGGACACGGGAATGATGTAGTCCTTCACATCAGTGCTGGCCGGATAGCAAGCAGTGTAGTTACCCCATGCTACAAAACCGCCCATGAAGTTGAGTGCGGTCACAATGCCGGCTGCATTAAGGATGTTCGCCTGCGCCAGTGTCAACTTGACTTCTGTTCCAGCAGCAACCACAAGAGAATCGCACTGCAATCCTTTGTTTGAAGGGCTTTCATTCGGTGTACCGCCGTTGCCGGTGTCGACCTGAGCCATCAGCCCCGCGAGCTGGGTAGAATAGTGAAACGCACGAGCACCGAGCTTAAGCATTGGCCAGCATACAATCTCATCCTCGTCTGTGAAATTGTTGCTGGCTTTGAGAGCGGTCACCTCGCTGTATTGATCGGCACCTCCGGACGCAGCAGTACTGATGTCAATCAGAGCCTTCGCTTTGAACATCCCGTTGATACCTGCTGCTTTGGTAGCCATTACGGCAGCAACACCGCTATTGTCGGAATGTCCCGGCGCACAAATGAGGTCGGGCACAATGCCCACCGATGTCAAACATTTTTCGATATTCTCCAATCCCGTTGCGACAGCCGAATTGTCAACAGATGCAGGTGTCACAGCGTTATAGGCAACACTGATTGATGTTTCAGTATAATGTCCTCCATCAGACAGCAATTCGATGACCAGGTATTCGCCATCGTAATAGGTGTCGTAAACTGTATCCTTGACGTAAGCCGTACCCGTACCACCTGCCACCTTTACCACCAGCGAAGCGTCATTGATAGCCTCAATGGGTAGTTTTACCTTGTGGTCACTCACTGCTTTGTCTGCTGCCGCCACAGTGGATTTCATTGTCGCAGGATCGAGTAGGTTCAAAAAAATGACCGGCTGGCAGCCGTACAACTTAAAATGCGAATACATGAATTCGCAAAGGTTGTACTTTGTCCAGTCGTCGGAATATCCGAGTTTCTCAACGGCTTCCTCAAAGCTTGTACAAAGCATAGGTTCGCTTACAGTTGCAGGGGATTCCGCATTCTGAACAGGAGCAGCACCGATAACAAACGGTATGCTGACCTTGGCAGCTATGGGAGTGCCCGCGCTTGTTGCCTGCTCGGATACATATACTCCATGATTTGGCATTTTTTATTTCCTCCTTATTTTGATTTCAGGCTGGTCGCCAGTTTATTGTAATTTACATTAAGCAGGTTTCCGGCCTGTTTGACTTTTACACGGTCCTCCGCAAGTGTTTCCCTCGTGACGATCAGCTTTGCTATCAGCGGGTACTTCTCAACGGCAGTAGAAAGAGAGGCAAGAGCCTTTTCCTTCGTTCCGCTGTAAACAGTGCCCGACTGAATAACACCGCGTATGTTCGGCCCAAGATAAACGCAAAAACTGCCAGCATCGCCGGCAGCTTCTTTTTCCTTCGGACTCGTATTCGTTTCATCGGTCACAGGTTCTGCGACCGGCACAACCTCTGCGACTTCATCAGCAGCAGGAGCTGGTTTATCTTTTACAGCCATTGTGATACCTCCCTTGTAACTGCCGGGAGCTTCCATGTGCTCACCATTTCCCCGGCGTAGTAGGGAGCGATGTCATCGGGATATATCAATGTTTCAAGCCCGACAGTTAAGTCAAGTTCAAATTGACGCCCGATGACCACCTGTTCTAACAGGTGGATGCGCAGTCGCTCCATTAGGTTGACCAGCATGAGCGAGCCCTCTTCCTCGTCATCGTTGTAAACGCAGAAGATGGACCGCACGACTGCCGAGGCAGAGACATTTTCACCAGAGGGCTGAATGTCCCGCCCGGTAATCAGTTGATGGATAATGTACGGGGCTTTCTTTTGCGCCGAACTGCTATCCTTGAGGCGCATTAGGTAGACCTCCGCTGCACGATATCCTTGTTCAGTATCGCCTTTTTGGAGTCGCACAGGCATGATGATGTCTCCGGTGACTTCTTTTGTGACAATCTTTAATTGTTCAAGTAAAGTAATCCGGTTCACTATCTACCACCCCATCCATTCATTACTCTGGTGATCTCGTGTTCGATACGGTCTTCGTAGGTCTTTCGGATTTCCTCGTCCATCTTGTCGACGGTTTCTTCTCTGGCATAGAACGCCTGGACTGCTGAAGGACCATAAATCTCTTTAATAGGCAGCCTCGATTCGGATTCCCTTTCAAAGATTCCGCGATGGCCTCCGACATTTGCAATAAAGGCATGTTCAAGAGCTTTCTTTGCATTGCTTCGGAGTACCCTTGCTGATACATTGCCATCCTTGCCGACCTGGGTGTCAAACCGGATCAGCGGGATAACATTACCACGATATCCGAAAGTAACCTCAAAAGAGCCTTTACCATCTTTTACAATGGTGTTAATATGCCTTGTGTTGCTTTTGAGCTGGTCCTGTCCGATAGCGTATTCCTCGGACACAATCCGCATGCCTACGGTGAGTCCGTGCTGTGCGGCTCTCTTGATAGCGCTGCCCACAGCCCGGTATATACCGTCCGGAATTCCTGCGAGCAGCTTCTGAGCACGGTCGAGTTTTTTGTCGTCAAAGTCGAAGTAAATAGCTCCACTCATTCGTCAATCGCCTCCAATTCCAAACGGATCATGCCACCGGAACAGGATGAGGCTGCTACGGTAAAGTTTCGAAAAAAAGCTGGGCCGTCGCTTATTTTTATCTTCATTCCTTTTTCCGGTACAACGCCGCCAAGGTCGGAGGCGGCACAATGCAAAATGCCGGAAACAAGGAATAATCCTTGTGCATGGTCAGATACGAGTTGCCTCCGGTCCTTCTCTTTCAGGCTTGTCAATGTGATTGGTATGCCGTTATGGTTTTCTCCATCATATGTCACGCCGTCATAGATAACCTTGTTCAACTCTGCAAACTCACCTGCGTTCAGAAACACATTCTTGTTGTCTGCCTCGACCATATCCTTGAAGCCGCTCATATAACGGGATCCTCAGCGGAAAGAGCGGGAGGAGTCTCGCCATCATCGATCTCATCCTCGGTATCACTGGACTTCTTGTCATCGGTAACCTCCTCGTTAGAATCGTCACCGGCGTCCTCATCCTTCTTGCTGAAATACTCGTCCAGAGCAGCTACCATTACGTCTTTCGACATGCCGACCCTGTAGCTTAGCCCATACTTTTTCAAAAGTTCTTTCAGTTCATCGGCTCTCATCTTGGAATTGTAGGACGGTTTCCCGCCCTCATTTCCTTCCGGTGCGGCTTTACCCGTCTCGGTTTTGTTCTCTCCACTATCGGGAGTTGAAACAGCCTTGCCGGGGTTTTCATCGGTGGTGACATAAGCAGCGACTCCGAGAGTAACAAGGCGGTCGGCTTTGGCGTCATCTACCTCAAATGGAGGGTCGCCGGCAGACTTCGGATAGACACTTCTCGCTCCAGGAGCCTTGTGGCCATAGGTGCCGTTCACTATCTTGATAAGCTTCATGAATTTACTCCTTTCCGGTTAGTGACCTTATAATACTACGTCAGCCGCATAAATCCATGGGGATTTCTGCAGGGGCGCAGCGAGCGGTCGGGAACCAAGTCTCAGCTTACGGGTGTCCTTATCACGGTCAACCACGAATTTCGGGACACGCTTCATGGCGAAAGTGTGGAACTGTTCGTCCGGTTCAATCTGGCTGATCTGAGCGTACATCATGTGTCCGCAATTAGGAGCAGTAACCATTGCACTCTTTGCAGGGAAGAATTTCTGAGTTGTGCCGGCAGTGTCCACATAGGTCTCGCGGACAGAGAATATATCCAACTCGAAGCCGGAGAAGTTCAACCTTCCCAGCCATGAAACGCCGGGAGTTGTGATTTTCGGTGCAATCTGCCCGAATTCCATTCTCCTGTTGTCAAGCTTCTTGGCGATGGTTTCATCCGACAAGACAAAATTTGCTGCAGTGGATCCGAGTATGAGATCAGCAGCAGCCAATCCTCTGTCGGCTAATGATCCGCACATAGCCTCTATGTCACCCCAGAAGTCGCCATTGGTGTCGTCCCACTGGTCACCTGCGGTGTAGATAGCAGGGTTGCTTCCGGATGTGTCGTAGAAGAACACATCATATGTCTTGCCAACGGTTGCGTTGTCGATGTAGGCTGTCATGGTGCAGCCGTTGTTGATCATAGTCTGGACTGCCATCCATTCCTCACGTCGTGTGATACGCCTGTCGAGGTCGGACAGGTCGCGAAGGTGCAAAGCCCTTGCACGTTCTGCCTGGGTTGAACCAGAGAACAGAGCCTCGCCAAATCCGCGCCTCTGCAAATCATCCAGTGTCAGCATACGAGAAGGCAGGATGCTGGGCGTCTCGAATTCGTGCACTTCATATCCGCCGCGAGCGATAGGGATATCACCGGCACGGGGCACTACAAACGGAGCGAGCCTGCGGTCTCCATCCTGATACTCAACCAATACCTTGTCGGCGGCAAAGATGTCGGCGGCTCCGGTAGGAAAGTAACGGTCGCGGAAAAAGGTCATCTGCGGAACAATTGACTGCACCATACCCGCCATGTAGTAGCTGTCGAATAAATCAATGTTTTGTGGCATTTTTCATATACCTCCTTAAGTTACGCCAACACCGTGCCGAGATAGATGCCGCGCTCACGCAGCTTGTCCTTATCTGCCTCGATCATGGTGTATGCGGTTTTAACGGTAAGTGCGTCTGCATTGAAGCAGCCTGCGGTGAATACCGCTGCATTTACATCAGCAGCTGTCCCGACATCCATATCATCACAAAGGATGCAATCGGGGGTGAGGGTCTCGTTCTCTACGGCAGTTGTGCCGAGGATAACAAGTTTTCCGTCCCCGGCAGAGCCGGAGGACTTTGCAAGCACAGTACCGCGTACAAGGGCCGCGGCTGCAGCAAGCTTTCTGATGACGCCGGAGTTGACATGAATCGCAGGCGTTACGCCAGCAATCAGCTTGTCATACTCCACTTCACCGACTTTTCTGTTCAAATGTGACATTTTCACTTATCCTCCTTGTTCTGAATTTTCTTGGCGTCTGCACGTCCTGCCGCCATTCGCTGTTCAGGTGTAAGCGGTTTGTCGTCTTCACCAGCAGCAGGAGCCGCCTTAACATCACCTGCACCTGAGGCTTTGAAATCCTCATCCATATTGCCGAGGGTTTCCTTGCCTTTCTTTGCAGCGGTTTGAGCTGCACGGAAAGCAAGTTCCTGAGCTGTGCAGGCTGTTTTACCATACTTGGCCTCTTTTACGGTTTCGTCATCGTACAAGGCAGATATAGAATCAATCTCCTCGATACGCTTACGTTCTGCCTCAACTGCGGTTCCGGCTTGTGTGGACACAGCGGCCTTGGCCTCAGTCATCAGCGTGTCTGCAAGCTCCGGGTTTTCTGTGCGGAGCTCTTCAAGATTTTTTGCCATGAGTTTTCCTCCTTCTTGACCGCCGGTTGTAGCCGGCTGAGTTATATTTGTTTCATCCGCTTTCGCGGGATCAACCGTTGGGATGTTGTCCGGTAAAAACATACCAGACGTAAGGTGTAACTCTCGTCCTCTGACGAATAGGTGTCTGCCATCCGCGCTAGCCGCAATATCAAGTGGCTCTGCATCATCCAGCAGTTCGTCTGCAAAGCCCTTTTCGACCGCTTCTTTGCCCGTCATGTAAGTCGTGTCGGCCATCATATGTGTAACAATCGTTTCGGAGAGTTTGCACTTGCGTGTGTATATGGCTATCTGGGCTTTATCCCAGGCTTCGTTTTTATCAGCGACCTGCCGCAACTCATCTGCGTTATAGCCGCCGAATAATAACGTCCAACACTTATGGATCATCACAAGACTGGACGGATTGACGCGCACCGTATCGCAGGCACACATAATAAGCGATCCTCCTGACATCGCTATACCGTCTACGATGCAAACTAAGGATGTACCTTTCGCAGCAAGTTCTCTGAGCCGGTTGTGTATGAGAATGGACACGCCTGCATCACCGCCGAGACTGTTCATGCGGATGTTAATGGTCTTCGCGCCCTCCACGGCTTTTAGATCTTTGAGAAACTCGCTTTCAATGATGTACTGTCCCTCAATTGGTTCACCGGACCACCAGTCTATCGGCTGCTGCTCCACAATCTCGCCATACATGACAATCTCTGCCTCGTCACCGTTCACCGTGGCCATAGTATAAAAATCACGCTGGATATTTACATTGGCCGTATTCCTTGCAAAAGGATTTTTGAAATATTTAGGCACCAGATTCACTTCCTTCCGATTCATTTTCGCCGAGTGTAGCCATGTATTTGCCACCACCGGCTTCAAGTAGTTTTTCGTTTTCGAGCTTCAGCTGCTCGACGTTAGCCTCCCAGTCACCGCCACCCAGCTCTCGGGTGATTTGTTCGTGGGTTTTGAATCCTCTATCTACTGTCATTATTGCTGCCTTGGCCTCTTTGCTCGGGTCGAGCTGTCCCTGAACAGGTCCTATCCAACGAGCGCTGCACCATGCAGCCCGGATTCTCGGATCATCAAAAAAGCCAGGAGCCTTTATCCGGCCTCTGGCCACTGCCTCTGCAAGCCATACTTCATAGATAGGCTGACAGAAATCATCAACAAACCATTTCCGGCGCATTTTAAAAGCTTCCCATGCTTCCAGCAGTGCCGCGCGGCTTGCTGAATATGAGGCGTTATATTCCTTGATAAGCACATCGTAAGGCAGTTCCAAGGCTGCGCCTACGAGGCGGCATATAGCTTTTACAAAGCTATCAAAGCCAGAAGTCGGAATGTTCGGATTGCCGAATGTTATTTCCTCTCCGTCTTCAAGATGGTTGACCGTGCCCGGCGCCATTTCATATTCATTCGGACTCGCTGATACATCATTCGGCTGTTCACCAGGTACACCGACAACATCACCGGACCCGGTTTCGTTCATGGGTATCTCGGTTGGATCTGTCTTTGTCGTTATCCATGCGGTGAAGAAACTCTGTACCAGCGCTGCCATAAGCTCGCTCTCGGTATATCTTCGCAGTTGCAACAACGGCTCAATAACCTGGGCGAGGTAGGTAACACCTCTGTACTGGTCAGGGCGCTCACTGTCCATAACGTGTAGCATATTCGGCAATCCGGTCTTAGCTCCGTATGCTTCGACACGAGTCCACTTTGTTGTTTCGGCTGTAATCTGATTCGGATATGTATTGCGGATGTGATAAGCCACAATCATGCCGTTGCTATCGACTTCCACGCCATCATGAACATTGTTTTCTGTGTCCGGATTTATTCCGTCAGTGAACCGTGGGGAAGGAACAGCTGCGCTGCCATAGTCTGAAGGCGTGCTCACCCGGTCTGCTTCAATAAGGTGTATGCGCAGGGAGTAGGGATTTATCAGTGATGGATTATATCGCTTAAACAACGGGAACACATCACCGCTCATGAGCCACGCCTTTAATGCCAGCTGCTGTAGCCCTTCGAAGTTATTAACGCCGGTGGCGTCACAATTACCTTTTTTACCGGACCACATCGCAAATTCCGATTCCGTCAACCGCTGCCATACCTTTGCTGCTTCCGGAGATAACCCCAACAGCACACGGTCGATAGCGCTTTTCAGGGTGAGCCCAGTACCGACAACCTTTGTCCGGTTCGTGTTGATAGCGGACGTCGCAATCGGCGAGGCCATATACAACATTCTGCCGCGCTGCCGGAGTGTGTAATTGTTCCAATCTATATCCTCAGTCGGCGAGCCGCTGCGTGCTATGAACCCCTTGAGTGCCCGCCGCACTTCGCTGGCGCCAGCCTCGCTGTATCCTTTGACATTCGGCGAACCTCCACGCCTGTGGTTTTTTTCACTCAATGTTTTTCGCCTCCAATCTTTGTAATATAACCGGGACACCTGATGACGAAAGGAGCAAAACTCCGTCAGGTGTCCCGGGGCAAAAGTCCTTTCGGACGTATACCCTTTACCAGTCTCTCGGTATAATGCCGAAAGCTTTTCTCGGTTTCCTGCCCTGCAGCATTGCTGTGAGCTCGTCAACCTTTCGCTCTGCTTCCGTTATCTCTTTGGATAAAGTGTCCAAGTCGAAACGGGTGAGGGCGCGGTCATCAATGGTGTAGCTTTTCACGCCGCCGTCCAGCAGCGCAAGGTAAGCGGCTCTCTTTTTCAGGAGTGCGCTTTTCCAAAAATCAAGCCTGGCCTGTATCTCAATCTTATCTGCCATGCTATCACCTACCATTCATCGTAATATTTTTTAAGTGCGCTGCCTGCGGTTTTTTTACGTACCGGTTTTTGTGCCGGGTTAGCCTTGCCTGACACAGCACCGAGCAAAGCTGCAGCGGCATTACCGCGTATTTCTCTTTTTGCAGCTTTGAGCCGCGAGTCGATTGCGTCCATGTCAGGAGATAAAGCCTTGAACGCTGCCAGTGCATAGTTCCTACAGTCAAGCGGTTCGTTCCGTTCATGGCCGGGTATCTTCTCCCACTGCCAGGGCTGCTTTCTTTCTGGTTTATATACAAGCCTCTCGGAGAGCAGACCAGTGAAATAAGAGGACCCGTAATCATCCCTCCTGGGGAAGTGGCTGTATTTGCTGCCCTCGCTCTGCACCCTCAGATTGTCCATGATAATCTGCTTGCCGGAGTCGACACCGATGGCATACTGCCAGCAGGTACCGACAAACTTTCCTTTGACAACAATCTTTTGTTTTTTCGGTGGAGCAGTAAAAGGCACTCCATCACCGGAGCGCCCTTTTATAGCGAACACCTTTTTGCCGAGCCGTGCCCGGCATTGTAATCTCACATCCTGCGTGAAATGTCCGCCCTCGTCACAGAACGTCATGGACACTCTCAGTCCGGATCCATCTTCAAACCGATAGATATGTTCCAGTACATCATCCAGCCGGTTCCAAACTTCTGCCTCGTCAGGACGGCCCATGATAATTCCTTTCTTGATACCCCAGTTTTCACCGAAGTGTCCGAACCCGACTACCTCATATTCGAGGCGATCATCCTGCGTATCAACTCCACAGGTTAGCACCATAACTCCTTCCGGCAGATCTGCATCTTCCGGATAATCTTCACGTCGGGCAAGCAGGCTACCCTCGTCCTCCAGGTCGCCACGATCCTCCCATAATTCTCCGAAACGAGTGTTGTAAACGACTTGCATTTTTGCTGTACTACCAATAGCATAGAGGTATTCCAAGATTGTCGATTCCCACGAGGCCCAGGGACTCACAAAGGAGTTGAGCCAGAAGGAACGGACGCCCCGTTCGTAGGCATCTGGATTTTCTGCAATCCATTTTGCAGGCTGCTTCTTCATTATCCTTTCGTCCGAGATACAGCCACAACTTTTACAGGCATAACAGATTTTTGTTACCTTATACTGCTTTTTGTTGTGAACAACTTTTTCCTCTTTCTCATAGCGTATATCTGAAAAGCGAATATCGTGAAAGTCGCCGCAATGCGGACATTGTATGCACCATCGCTCCATTGTACCTTCAGAATAGGAATCCTCAATAGCACTTGCACCTTTGATGGTTGGGGTACTAACCTCCACCGCCTTAGCGTTATAGAAAGTGATCTGCCGGGCCATCGCAAGTTTCCACGGATCGCCTTCCTTGCCAGCCGATACTGCCCAGCGGTCCCGCTCGTCGCCGATGACATACCGGATAGGCTTGGACGCAAG